AAGCCGCAACAAAAGTAGACGTAGGACTGTGAAGCTAACTCCTTCACAGGTAGCAATAGCTAAACGATTGAATGTTCCTCTCGAGGAATATGCTAAATACGTGTAAGGAGTTAATCATGGAAAATAACAACGAGAGTACAACTCGCAAAAATTCCCGAAATAGGGTGCCTAGAGCTAATGATACGAGAGTAAAAAAGACTCGCAGAGAACCTTGGAGACCGCCATCACAATTAGATGCGCCTCCTGCACCTGATGGATATAAACACAGGTGGATAAGAGCAGAAGTTATGGGATTCGATGATCGTAAGAATATATCAGCCCGAGCCAGAGAAGGTTGGGAGCTAGTACGAGCTGAAGAATATCCAGAATTTGATGCACCTACTGTTGACGATGGCAAACATGCAGGAGTTATAGGAGTGGGTGGATTATTGCTTGCAAGGGTTCCAGAAGAAATCGTTGAAGAACGCAAAAATTATTATCGGACACAAACCCGAGATCAGATGTCGGCTGTTGATGCAGAATTAGCTCGAGAGCAGCATCCTGTAATGCCTATAAGTAAACCTGATAGGCAATCTAGTGTAACTTTTGGAGGTCCTCGAAAAGACGAGGGCTAGGAGTAAAAAATAATGGCAAATATCAATGGAGCTTTTGGTCTTCGCCCAATTTCAAAGTTGGGACAAGGCACTAACTCTACTGGATTTTCTGGCTATACTCCCTATGAGATAAAAAACGACAATTCTAATGTTATTTACCACGGCAGTCCTGTAATTCCGTTAAGCACAGGCTTTATCGACATTGTAGGTGCTGCGGCTGGTGGATCAGTTAGTCTTGTTGGTGCTCTCATGGGTGTAGAGTACGTATCCAGTACAACAGGCAAAGTAGTTTTCGCAAATCATTGGGCGGGTTCTGGGGCTGATAGTAATCATCCCATCAAAGCTTTTGTAGCTGATGACCCTAATCAATTATTTGTAATCGCAACTGACGCTTCACTTACTAATGAAGCGGGAGCAAGAGCAGCTGTCTTTGCAAATGCAAACTTTTCAAGTGGAACCAGTGGTTCTAACACTACAGGCATGTCGTCTGCAGCATTAGCTGTGAGCACGATTGCTACCACCAACTCTTTACATCTACGGATTATGGGTTGGCTTGATGATGCAAGTAATAGCGACTTTGCATCAGCAGGCATTGGTGTAGTTGTTAGACTTAACAACAGCTTTAACGCTCCTACAGGGTCGATAGCTGCTGGTACACCATCAACTACTGGCGTATAAGGAGGTTAAATAATGGCTATTAGTAGAGCACAACTAGCAAAAGAGCTAGAGCCAGGTCTCAATGCCCTTTTTGGGTTAGAGTACGCTAGGTATGACCAAGAACACGCTGAAATTTTTGACACAGAGTCTTCAGACCGAGCGTTTGAAGAAGAAGTCATGCTTTCTGGTTTTGGTTCAGCACCAGTTAAATCAGAAGGTTCAGCAGTAACTTTTGACGATGCACAAGAAGCATATACAGCTCGTTATACACATGAGACTATATCTTTAGCTTTCTCCATAACTGAAGAAGCTATAGAAGATAATCTTTATGACAGACTAGCTAGTAGATATACAAAGGCACTTGCAAGAAGTATGGCACATACTAAGCAAGTTAAATCTGCCTCTGTATTAAACAATGCTTTTGACAGCACTGTAACAGGCGGAGATGGGAAAGAGCTTTGTGCTACAGACCATCCATTAGTAAGTGGTAACACTTTACGAAATGAGTTAACAACTTCTGCTGATTTGAACGAAACAAGTCTTGAAAATTCACTTATTGATATCTCCGCTTTCGTTGACGAAAGAGGACTTAAAGTATCAGTTAGAGGATTGAAACTAATTGTTCCTCCTGCACTACAATTTGTCGCAGACAGACTTTTAGAGTCAAATCTTAGAACCGCTACTTCAGATAATGATGTCAATGCGATTAGGAACATGGGAATGTTGCCTGAAGGCTATGTCGTTAATCATTATCTTACAGACACAGATGCGTTTTTCATTAAGACAGATGCTCCAAGGGGCTTCCTACATTTTGAAAGACTACCAATGTCTACTAAGATGGAAGGTGATTTTGATACAGGAAACATGCGATTTAAGGCTCGAGAGCGTTATAGCTTTGGATTCTCAGATCCACGTTGTGTATTTGGTTCACCTGGTGCTTAATAAGCATTAAGGAATAATGGAGGGGTCTTTGACCCCTCTAATTTTAAAGCTAGATGAGGACCTATAAGGTTTCCAATAAGGAGTTCGGATGGCTAATCCACATTTTCAAAATTTAATTTTATGGGCGGGTAACACTGCTGCATCAGCATCAAAAAAAGATACCCCAATGTTTCTTCCGTATGCTTCGGATCAAACATATTACATGTACAGTAATGATTTTTTTACTTACAACTCAGGTGATTGGACAGTTACTACCACAGAAGATGGTACAGGTAGTGCTACAGAAGCTATAGCATCAGGCGCAGGTGGACAGTTAGCGATCACAAACGCTGCTGGTGATAATGACCTAGACTTTTTGCAACTTAAAGGCGAAGCTTTTTTGATAGATGGCACAAAAAGGGCTTTTTTTGAAACTAGATTTAAAGTCAATGATGTTGACCAGTCTGATTTTGTTATCGGTCTTGGTATTACTGATACTTCACCTTTAGATACTACAGATGGAATATTTTTTCTTTCTTCTGATGGTGATGCAGGGCTAGACTTTTTAGTAGAAAAAAATAACTCAGCTACAACAACAGAAGACGTAGCAACAATGGCTGATGATACTTTTATTACAGTTGCTTGGTACGTAGACCCTAATGCTTCTAAAGTTTTTTACGCTGTGAATCATGGCGATCCTGTAGGTGTAACAAACGCTAACATACCTGATGATGAAGAGTTAACAGTTTCTTTTGGTATTCAAAACGGAGAAGCTTCTGCTCAGGTCATGACAATAGATTATATTACAGCTATGGTTGAGCGATAACAGGAGGTTATTATGGCGGATACAGTTGCCGTAACTACGATACAAGATGGTGACAAAAACGCTGTTTTCTACCTTACTAACACAAGTGACGGTACTGGAGAAAGTGCCGTCACTAAAATAGATGTTTCAGGTCTAGCAAAAAGCGGAGATGGAACTACTTGTACTGGTGTTAGAATAGAAAAAGTTGTTTTCACTACGGTAGGTATGAGTGTTAAATTACTGTGGGATGCTACCGCAGATGTTTTAGCAATAGAGCTTCCTGCTAATTATTCAGACACAGTTGATTTTTCAGATATAAGTGGTATTCCTAATTATTCTGGTTCTGGTAAAACAGGAGATGTAAAGCTAACAACGGTAGGTCATGCAAGTGGAGAATCGTACTCAATAATTATCTATACAATTAAAGAATTTTAATAAAATTTAAGGGGATAGAGGATGGCTACTTCTGGCTCAGTCGATTTTGATTTAGATATGGCAGAAATTACAGAGGAAGCCTTTGAGCGTTGTGGTCTTGAATTAAGAACAGGGTATGACTCCAGAACTGCTAGACGTTCTTTAAATTTAGTATTTGCTGATTGGGCGAATCGAGGTTTAAATTTATGGACAGTAGAGCAAGTTACTCAATCACTTGCTAGATTATCGAGTTCTTCATCAGTTGCTACTTATCCATTAGGACAAATTACTATGACGGTAGGTGCGTCTGGTAGTTTTACTATTGGTGAAACTATTACGGGTGGTACTAGTGGTACAACAGCTAGTATCATTACAAAACCAACAACTACTAGTATGACTCTTACTATACCAACAGGTGATTTTACTGCTACAGAAACTATTACAGGTTCTTCTTCAGCAGCTACAACTACAGTAACAGCAAATCCTAATTTGAACGATGTAAAGGCAACAGTTGATGTTTTAGAAGTTGTTATAAGAAGAGATAATAGTGACATTTCAATAAGTAGAATAAATCGTCAAGATTATTTAAACATACCTAATAAAGACCTACAGGGTAGACCATCTCAATATTTTGTAGATAGACTAATTGCACCTACAATAACTCTTTGGGCTTCTCCAGAAAATAGCACAGATCAGTTGATATATTATCGAGTAAAACGAATAGAAGATGCGGATGCTGCAACTAATAATGCACAAGTTCCGTTTAGATTTTTACCTTGTTTAGTTGCTGGTTTGGCATATCAAATATCGGTTAAAAAAGCACCTAATAGAATAGGTGTATTAAAAGATATTTACGAAGAAGAATTTGCCCGAGCAGCAGCAGAAGATGGCGAAAGAACTGCGCTAAGACTAGTTCCTACTTATTCATCTTTGAGTATATAAATGGGTAGATACGCATCAGGTAAACACGCTTTAGGAATATCAGATAGGTCTGGTAGAGCATATAAATTACGTGACATGATTAAAGAATGGAACGGATTATTGGTTGGTAAAGATGAGTATGAGTCTAAACAACCACAATTAGAGCCTAGACATACTAAAGCAGACCCAGAGGCATTACGTATTAGCAGACCTGATAGAACAGAACCAGAGGTTACTGTTTTGTTAGCTTTTAATGCTTTCAAATCAGGTAGTTCTGGCTCTGCTGTAATTACAGTAACAGAACCCGGACATGGAAGAAGCACTGGTGATACAGTAAGATTTAGAGATGTAGAACCTTTTGATGGGTTTTCTGAGTCTGTATTAGAAAGTTCTTCTGGCTATTCAATAACAATTATAATTCCATCTGGCAAAACTAGTGCTGATAGCAATTCGTACACTTTTACTGCAAGTAGTGGCACAGCTACCGTTGGAGGAGTTAAAGGTGGAGGTGGTATTGCTTCGGCAGGACCAGTAACGGTGACAGCATAAAATGGCATTTACATTTACAACATTAAAAACAGCGATACAAGATTACACTCAAAATAGTGAGACAACTTTTGTTAACAATTTATCTCGTTTTATTCTTAATGCAGAAGAAAGAATACTCAAAGAGTGTCAATTAGATGTATTTAGAAAAAATGTAACAGGAAGTTTTACATCTAATACAAAGTTTTTAACCAAACCAGAAGATTTCTTAGCACCATTTTCTTTGAGTGCAGTTTCAAGTTCTGAAAATAAATTTTTGTTATATAAACACATAACTTTCTTACAAGATTTTACTCCTAATCCAGCAACTACTGGATTACCCGAGTATTATGGAGATTTTGACGATACTACTTTTTTAGTCGCTCCAACTCCTGATAGTTTTTATACTGCGGAGTTACACTATTTTTATAGACCAACTTCAATTACAACATCAGCTACAGGAACTAGTTGGCTAGGAACTAATGCGGAATTATCGTTACTTTACGGTGCTTTAGTAGAGGCATACACTTTTATGAAAGGTGAAGCAGATTTAATGAAAACATATAATGATCGTTACATTGAATCATTGACATATTTGAAAAACTTAGGAGAGGGTAGAAATACTAGGGATGAGTATAGATACGATAGTTTAAGAAGGAGTCCTCAATAAATGGCAGTAAGTGGTTTCAAAGGTTGTGGTAGAGGCTATTACGGTTCAGGCAAGTATGGAAAAGAAGATAATCCCGCTTGGACTTTAATAGATGATTCTCAAACCATAACATGGACTAGTATTGATGATTCTCAAACTATAACATGGACAAAGATAGCAAATACACAATCTCCTAATTTTCAAAAAATAGACGTACCACACGTAATAGAATAGGATTTTAAAATGGCAAGTACATTTACAACAAATATAGGTGTAGAAAAACCAGGGACAGGTGATAAAGCTGGCACTTGGGGAACTATGACCAATACCAACATGGATTTAGTCGATGAAGCAACAAATGGCGTTGTTAGTGTTACTTTATCTGCAACAGGTAGCTCAGGCTCTCCGAATGATTTACCTATTACTAATGGGGCTTCATCAAATGGACGTAATAAGTTTATAGAGTTTGTAGATAGTGGTGACATAGGTGGTAATGTTTTTGTTCAGTTAACACCAAATGATGCTGAAAAAGTTGTTTTTGTTAGAAATAGTTTATCTGGTAGTAGAAGTATTTTTATATTTCAAGGAACTTATAATACAGGTAGAGATGTAGAGCTGTTAAATGGCAAAGATTATGTATTAAAGTTTCCGGGTGGTGGTTCTTCGTCTACGGTTGTTAATGTATTAGACAATCCAGTTATAGGAACAAATTTAACTGTAACTGGAGATGCAACAGTAGGTGATGACTTAAGTTTAACATCAGACAGTTCTGTTTTAAGTTTTGGTGCAGACAGTGACGTTACTTTTACACATGTTGCAGATTCTGGTGTAACTATGGCTGTTACTGGAAACAACATTCCTATTTTTAAAATATTTGAAGATAAAAATGATAGCAGTGGTGGACCACAATTAACTTTAACAAGAGAATATGCTTCGACAACGCCTGCAGATGACGATCAAGGTGGAACTATTATTTTTCAAATGGAAAATGATAACAATGAAACAAATACGATGTGTCAAATTAGCACAATAAATGCTGATGTTACTGATGGTTCAGAAAAAGGCGAGTTTCAATTTTATGTTAAAGATGGTGGTTCTTTTCCAAATATTTTAAAAATTGGTGTTGGAAATAGTAATGTTCGTGAGGTTCTTCCGGGTGCTGATAGTGCAGCAATTTTAGGCACAGATTCTAATTACTCAAATACTGGTTCAGGTGTTTTGAAGTGGTTACGAGTACATGCGGATAGGTTAGTAAGTGGCACAGGAACTACTTTTTCTGCATCTGGCACAGCAGTAGCTTTAGGATTAGCCTCTGGAGAAAGTGGAATTGCAGTTAGAACTGGCGAAACTACCATGTCACCCATGACCTTTGAGGTTGGTTCGTCTACGGTTGGCTCTATAAGTTGCACTAGTGATGCGACTAGTTATAACACAACGTCAGACTATAGGCTTAAAGAAAACATAGTGGATATGTCTGGAGCTACAGATAGAGTAAA